CACTCACAACAAAATGAACCGTATTAAATAGATTTAAACCAAATTAATGCATATAAACCAATTAAAACATTGTGTTAAGTAGTATAGAGAACCATTTTTAATGAATATGAAACACAATCAAATAGAGTCTATATTCTGGCACGATTATGAAACCATGACTTTAATCACTTTGTTTTAAAAAGAATTATCAATCTTCACTTATTAATCATGTACACGCATGTGTACACACATCTAAATGCTGTTACGCTGCTTACTGTGTACAGATACCCTCTAAAGTTACCCAAAAAATGAAAAAAAATAACATTAAAAAATGTGGAAATTTAATGATACCGATTCAAATTTTATTCGCTTTTCCCTCCTAGAAATAATCATCTTCATATATATAAGGGATTGGTGAGTTAATCGAAGATTCTCCCCAGTAACCAAATGCACTACCACCGACTGGCATACTACCTGAACCTTTGGTTAATACTCCACAAGTGAAAGTGCTATCTGATTTAAGCCAAATCCCAACTGGAAATGGCGTGAAGCTGAGCTTTGCTGCTCCAATCAATCTAGCCTGAAACATCGGTTTTTTTGTAGCAAAGTTTGGGAATTGCTGCGGAGTTGAATCGCCGATCGCATGCCAACCAACTGAACCAGGCGGATTTGCTAATGGTGTAGGTGAGTTTAGGTAGCCTCTAGGCATTTCTGGCGGGTTTGCTGAACTAAATGCCACGCCACCATCGTCACCATAAAACGCTAAACCCCAACTTGGCAGGGTTTGCAATGGTGACCCAAAGGCTATAATTCTAACAGTGCCAGACCTTGGAGGCTCGTCATTATAGGTCGATCCAACATTATACAAACCGCCTGCTCTTAAGCATTTAACGCGCCAGTATCCTCCACTTGAATAAACGTAAGATGCCATGGCGTTGTAACCTGTATCGCTGACATAAACACTTGGCGGCGGTTCTGTTGATGCAATTGCAGTTGAAACGTCAATTTCTCTATCTGCATTGGTGATTGTGTATTTAAATCGCTCTACGTTTAAGCGGTTAGCATTTGATAAGGCTACCGCTACTCCGCCATCAGAAAATAGTATCCCGTAGTTATCTGGGACATTGGATACAGGGTAATACGCATAAACATTAAATTTAACGACAGAGTTATTTAGTGGGGAGTCTGCGCCACCGTACCAAAGGCTTTGTGATAGCGTTACCCTGCCGCCATCGCACTTACTGCTAACAATGTAACCAGTGTAAACTGTGCTGCCAAAGCTGACATAAGAGCTGTGCCTAACTGCTGCTCCAGCAGGCTGAATAAAAAGCCTACAACCATTCGGTATGATAAAGTCTTGCACAACATCTGCTGAAGATAGATATTTTACGGTAAACTCAATTGTTCCTTTAAAGGCCATTGGATACCATCCGCTGGTGATATCTATGGTCCGATCTTGAGCGTAAAGCGCTAATCCATAACTCATATAAGTTTGCCCAGTCTGATTTTCAGTGTGCCAGCTGCGTCATAGACATCGATTCTTTCATTGGTAATTCTCATGCGGCCTTGGCCAGCTTGATACCCGTTGATCTCGAAAAGCCCATTTTTATCTAACTTCCAACCAATTGAGTTAGCAACATAGTTTGTTGACTGGATATAGCTGCCGATCTTAGCGTTGGTGATTGTGCCATCGCCAATTACGGCACTATTAATAAATACCTGACCACCTTGGACAACGAAAGGCGTGGTAATGGTAGATGTGCCAGTGATTTGATTAACAATGGCAAATCTATCGGCAGTAAATAACACTTGCGATTGCATGCCAGATGGTGTGTTCTCCACACCGATTGCCATACCTGCGCCATAGTATTTACCGTCAGCAGTCACCCCCACTTTAATCGAGTACATCGCTTGCAGCTTGCCATCTAAATCAGCTAACGCGGTCGATGTTTGCTGCACCGCGGATGATGCATTGTTAGCTGTAGCCTGCACAGTGGTGATTTGCGATGCTAAAGCACTATCGGCATCAGCGCGTGCGGTCTGTTCTGTCTGAATTGCTGCAGCGTTTTGTGTGGCCTTGGTGTTGGCTGCATCGGCTGTCGCCTGTACTGTAGTGATTTGCGATGCTAAAGCGCTATCAGCATCAGCACGGGCGGCTTGCTCTTGCTTAATTAACGCCGCATTGCCATTGACTGTGGCTGAAATGCTGATGATTTGGTTTGCCAGCGATTCATCTGCAGTGGCTCTCGCCATTTGCTCAGTAATGATGGCTGCAGTATTTGCATCAATACTCGCTGCAACAGCGTCAATACTTTTTGCTAAGGATTCATCGGCGGCGGCTCTTGCATATTGTTCAGACCACGCGCCAGCAAATACTTCTGTGGCACCCGCATTCCAACCAGTATCACCCGCTAATGGAGGATTGACTTGGGCAAAAACACCGTCAATACGAGATGATTGCGCGCTGTCGGCATCTGCACGGGCAATTTGCTCCTGCTGAATTGCCGCGGCGTTTTGGGTGGCCTTTGTGTTGGCCGCTGTTGCTGTCGCCTGCACCGTACTAATATTTTGAGCTAAGGCGCTATCAGCATCCGCACGGGCGGTTTGTTCTTGCTGGATAGCCGCCGCGTTTTGCGTGGCCTTGGTGTTGGCTGCATCGGCGGCAGCTTGTGCAGCTGCAGCTGCGCTGGCGGCATCCGTGGCCGCTTTATCAGTTACCTCAACCCATGCTGAGCCGTTCCAACGTTTTGGCGTATTGGCGTTGTCTGTGGTGTCAATCCATAGGTTTTGCGCTAAACGATCTGCAGTGGCAGGCGCAGACGATTGAATGATCACCTTACCTTTACCATTGGCGATCCCCGCGGCTGCGGCAGCATCAGATTTAGCTTGATCTGCTGCGGTTTGCGCCGTTGACGCTGCACTGTTGGCCGCTGTTGCTGTCGCCTGCACCGTACTAATATTTTGAGCTAAGGCGCTATCAGCATCCGCACGGGCGGTTTGTTCTTGCTTAATTAAAGCCGCATTGCCATTGACTGTGGCTGAAATACTTATGATTTGGTTTGCCAGCGATTCATCTGCAGTGGATCTCGCCATTTGCTCTGTGATGATGGCGGCAGTGTTTTTATCAATACTGGCTGAAACCGCATCAATGCTTTTTGCTAAGGCTTCATCGGCCGCAGCTCTTGCATATTGCTCAGACCAAACGCCAGCAAACACCGCAGCAGAACCCGCATTCCAGCTCATATCACCAGCAAGTGGCGGGTTTACTTGCGCAAATATACCGTCAATGCGTGATGTTTCTGCAGTCAGCTTGCCATCAATAGTTTCTATAGATGTCTCAACATTATCTACACGTACAGTCAATGCAGAAACTGCCTCGCCCAAAGAGGAGTATTCACCTATTTTTGTCCAGTAGGTGGTATTTGTTGGCAGTGTTCCTGCAGGTACGGTTTGTTTAGCTGAGTAGAGATTCCCTTGATATTTAACCATCTGCCCGGTGAGGTAGCTGGCTGCTCCGTCCCACTCTGGTGCGCCTACAATGTCAGCGATATCTCCTTGCATTTGGTAAATTTTTTCCTGAACAAAGCCAATATCATCTTCGATAGCAGGAATTTTGCTTACTTCTGTTTCGATAGCGGGAATTTTGCTTACTTCTGTTTGAATGCCAGGGATTTTATCCGTTTCAATTTTAATGATCGGGATCAGCTCAATCTCTGTTAGCAGTTCTTGTCCGAGTGCCGAGGATGTGATTCGCTCGCTGAAATACGCATCATATTGCGATTGATCTGTTGATGATTGTCCGATAACAAAACTTGACCATGGTCCAACGTTGCCCGTGCGATCCACTAAACGCGCTCTAAACCAAAAGCTAACCCCTGCACTAAGCCCTGTCATGGTGTGGCTGTTTATGGGGTAGGCAAAATCACCTAACTTGATCATACCGCTGTCGTTATTGCTGGGGCCGTACTCAATTTCGGTGCGCAGGGTATCCTCTGCGCCAGCAGGAAATAACCAATTTAGTGCAATGCCAAACACTAACGGCGTAGTGGTAAAAGATGCTACTGCAGGAGGTAATCCCGTTTTACCCGTGATATTAGTTAGGTCGGACGACTTAGGAACGGACGAAACGTCGACAGAGTTGATCGCCCTCACCCGCGCAATATATTGCCCGGTGTAAACGCCGCGAATATCAACCGAGTTACCGCTGGTTTTTGGCAGCTTAACCCACTCGCCTGAGTCCTTGCGCCACTCCACTTCGTAAGCCACTGCATTTTTTGCTGTGGCCCACTGAATTGTCATAGTCGTGACTGACAGTGTTTGCTCAGTAAATGTTGATTGGCTGATAGTCACGCTAGCCGGTGCTTCTTGAGCCCCAACGGGCAATTTACTAATTGGGCGTTCTTCTAACCGTGCGCCTGTGTCGATATAGGGGTATTTGCTTGGGTTATGTTCAACCGCAGTGATCTCGTACTCAATACTATCGCTATTGGCTTTGGCGACACGCAGCACTCTAAATTGCTGCAGCTTTAGCTCGTCTGACTCAACCGACCATAACAGCTGTGGCAATGGCGTTTCGCTGTATTCAGTAGTTACCGTTACCACTCTGCCATTAACGGCCTCAATTGTACGCGCCTGAGCCTTGCCGCTTGGCAAGTTGATGATGAGGCGATCGTTAACCGCAATTGTAGCCGCACGGTCCAAAGTGATTTGCTTGCCATTAACGGCCGAGATCCGCCCACCAATCCGACTACCTGCAATCAGTTGATCTGCTATGCCGATAACGAAGCCTGGCAATGGAATACTGCCATCCATACCCACTTTAAAATTAACCGCGCGGTCATTGTTGTTGGTATAGATCGCCCACTTACCGCGGCGCTGCGCCTCTGATTCGCGGGTGCAACCTAAGGCGGATAATTCGACTACGTTGTCGCCGTAACGGCGCTGCAAGGCTTGATCTGATACTGAGGTAACATCGGACTCATAGGCGTTATCTGGATTATCCCAGCTGATCAAGGCTCGAGTGTATTTAACTTTTTCGCTACTGGATGAATAGCTAAATTTGCCGTCGATCACGTTGGCATTGGTGTAAATAAAATCCATATCGCGAGGCATGTCTGCCACTGAGTACATTTGGCCGTTTGACCAATAGGTCATACCGCGATAGATAGACGCTAAATCGCGCAGCACTTGCCATGCTTCAGCCGCTTGCTGAATGTAGATATTACAGATATAGCGAGGCTCCATGCCGCCTTTGCCGTTTGGTACCAGTTGATCGCAATATTGGGCAATTTGGTAAAGCTCCCACTTATCCACCAGCGACGCATTAATCCTGCGGCCAGTGCCAAAGCGATCATCAAGGATAATGTCGTAACTCACCCATGCTGGATTATCGGTCCATGCGATTTTAAAGCTACCGTCCCAAACGCCCGTATATTCGCGGGTAAGTGGATTATAGTTTGTTGGTACCCTTACCTTGCGCATAAAGGGTTCACACGAAACCACTGGGATGTTTTGGAATTGGCTGGCGTCAAACTCCACATAAAGCAATGCCGTATTTGGGTACTTGAGCTTGCGGTCAATCACATCGGTAATCGCCGCGATTTGCATTAAATCGGCCACACGGTTGTTGTTTTGGTTTGGCGTTAAGCGGCGAATACGGATCTGCCAACTGTTACCAGCAGGTAAATCAATACGGTGGCTGCGCTCATATGGCTGAGTGGTTTTTCCGTCCACCGCGGTGCTTAATACGGTTTGATAGCTACCGCCATCGGTAGAGAGATCAATAGCGTACTCAATGCGATAGCCGTTTACATCGCCGTTATCAAGCTGCTGTTGCAGCGCTGGCCAGCGAAAGCGCACCCGAACTGCAGAGAGCAGTGAGTTTGTAATGGCTTTGGTGTATGGCTGCTCTGATTTTAACTCAATCCCTAATGCCACCTCGTTTTCAACCGATGGTAAGCCAGGAATATAGGTTTGATGTACAGAACCCGGACGAAAGTCCCAAATCACACCGGGGAAGTTTTCAGCGCCATTGGCATCTAGCAGAGGTGTGCCATCTAAAAACACATTTTGGCCGGATAGCTGGCCCTCAATTTCGCCTTCGCAGATTGCCAGCAATATTTTAGCTTTGGCGATGGAGCGCAGATCATCTGGCGATTCAACTGGAGTACGCTGCTCGCTTTCGCCTGCTTTAGCCCCATGGATAACGAGTTGTTGATTTAATGCGGGAATACCCATTTAGTTAAGGCTCCTGTTGATTGCCGCCGTTGCTGCCGCCTGATTGAATTGGGCGCTTAGTGGTTGCAATGTCTTCTGCGTAAATACCTGCGCTAATAATCGCGCCACCAATACGGCGCTTGCCGTAACCTATCCCGACAGGATTACCCGCTGCCGTGGTGTTAACCGCACCACCAAAGGCGTAGCTTGGCGCGTTCTCGGCGGCTTCCCTGCCCTTTAGTCCTTTGGCTTGGGGTGAAAGCATTTGCACCACTCCACCAGCGACCATTGCCACGCCGAGCTGAATAACAGAGCCGCTATAGTCCCCGAATATGGTTGTAAAAACACCGACAACAATAAGAACCGCGCCGAGAATAGTTTGCATCACGCCAGCACGTTTACCACCAGCAATCACAGGGACAATTCTGATCTCTCGAGTACCGGATAAACCAAACTCATCTTCACCAGTGTTTCGACCATTGCGAAAAATCGCATAGCGCAGGCCGAGCTTTGCCTGTTCTTTGATAAATAACTCAAAGCCTTGCAGGGTATTTTTAAGGGCGCTGAACGCTTCAGTTGTGGTGCCTGTATCTAAAAATCGCTTATGCTCACGGCCAAACTTTTTAGCAAGCGATCCTGATAGTTTTATCGTGGTGAGTTGTTGTGAGTTCATATTTGACCTGCTGTCATCAGCATTTTTAGGCAATAAAAAAGCCACCTGATTAGGCGGCTTTAGATAATCTTTCTCGAAAGAGGGTTTTTCGGATTGTTATAGCAGGATAAGTCCTTTAGGCTAACTAGGCAACATCGCTTTTAAGCCCCTTGCCTCAAGTTCGTTTATGCTACGTCTAACCGTTGCGGCAAAACACACACCATCACGCATATGATCAATCATCTGTGTGCCAGCGCGAGAGCCAAGCATAGTAAACACCTCATACAGCTTGTATTCGTCAAAGTACTTTTTCAAATAATCCATATGAGTGCAAAGCCCTTTGATATTGTGAATATCGTACTCATTTAGCAAAGGTTGTGGCGCGATTACAGGGGCAGCAGGAATAAATTCGCCGTCTAACGGTACCCGCGCGGCAAGCGATAACGCCTCGGTAAATTGGTCTTCCGCTATTTGCTTGTAGGTGGTGCCAAAGTGAGACTTTAGCGCCGACCACATGGTAATAATCGCTTTAGCCTGCTTGTCTTTAGGTAGCGATTTACCACGGTACATGACTAACTGCTTTATGGCCGTTTGCTGATCTAGCGTAATTTTACCTTGCTGAGACTGGGTGGCTTTGCGCGGATTTTTGACCTCGCCTTTTGTCCAGTATTCATAAAGCACATCATCACACTCTTCTTGATACTGAATAACCCGCTCGCGAATTTCAGGCTTAACCTTGTTTGGCTGGATGCTTGAAAGCCACGCTGCAAACTTACGAAAAGCCAAGCATGTCATTTCACGATTTTTACGGTCAGAAGCAACCATTGTGATTTCCACAACACTTCTAGTAAACCTTTGCTTTATCTTTGTGAACTGTGAAGCCCAGTCCAACCCCATTCCTTCAACAATAGGCTTCATTGGGACATAAGGCTCGTTGTTTATACTCACAACAAAAAGACTTGCTCCATGAAAAGGAACGTTGATTGTACGATCTGCAATTGCTAAACTTGTCATGTCAATGATTCCGCTTTGATTTGTTGATATAGAGGCCTTAACTGTTGGCGCAGTTGGGGCTTCATTCTTTATGGCGGTCATGCGGCCACCCCTTCACTCACTAACTTCTCACAAATCCACGCCTCACCCGCTGGGGTAAACATGGCCTGCGAAAAACCTTGGTCTGTTTGGCGTAGCTTTCCAAAGCCTTTATCAATAAACCACTGCTGAAACACTCTGCCGCGTTTAATGGCGTGGCTATAAACGTCATGTTCATCCAAAAATTTATTTAGGCGAACAGCGGACAAGTTATGCTTTTGCGCCACTTGGCTTGCATTCATTAATGTGTCACGTACCACCAGCCGATCGAAAAACTCCACTTTAGGCGCTTGTTGCTCGAGTAGCTTGGCTTGGTTAGCGGCGAGTTGCAGTGCTTCTGCAAATGAATGCGGGATCTGCGGGTAAGGCTTAGACTGCTTTGCTTCCAACTCTTGCCAGCGATCGACCAGTCTTGCGGTAAACTCAGGTGAAAGCTGGGCAACAACAATAATGCTATCGCGCTTGCCTTGCTCGCCAGAGAATACATAGTGTTTTGACTTCGAATTTTGGCTTAAGCTGTTGATATTCTCGAAAACCCCCATTGGGGGAAGTTGAATTACCCCATTTTTTGCCAAGCGTTCGATAGATTGCTTTACTTTGTCATGACGAGATCCAACTAGGTCGGATATCTCTCCACTGGTCATGGTCAATTGGTTGCCGGTGATTAATTTCATGCGGCCTCCTGATTTTGCATAGTTGCCGCCTTTTCTTCTCTTAAGCATTTTGCAAGTCTCATCACAATGGCAGAATTAAGAGAGATAAAGTCCATTTCTGCTTTTTGTTCAAGTTCAGCCCTCATCATTTCTGGAAGATTCAAGGTGAACCGACTTGTTTTATTTTGTTGCAGTCTGTCTTTCATTTTTAACCATCCTTAAGTCAACATCGCACCAAGTTGGTACTAATACCATTTTGGCACTATTTTTTGATATGTCAAGTTGGTACTATCACCAAGTCAACGATATTTGATTATTAATGGATCGACATTATGAAAGACTACCCTAGCCAAGAGATGGATAGATTCAATGTTAGGCTACCTGCTGGAATGAGGGAGGCAATTGCAGAACGCGCTAAAGCTCATGGCAGATCTATGAATTCTGAAATAGTAAAGATTCTGCAAGACACGCTTAACAGGTCTTCATTGGAAATAGATAAGCTAAATGAGCTAGATGTTACTGAACTGCAAGAAATAGTAAAAACACAGGCAGCTATATTGCTTAAATATAACGAAACAATAAGCAATAGTTACGACACAATTGCTGGAATAATGGATTTTCTTAATCAGAAAAAACAGGAAAAAAAACCAAGCTAAAGATAAGTAGTAGGCCACTTTTTGGTGGCCTATTTAGCAACTATTGAGACATGATTACTTCGGCAGTCTCACCATCTTGAAGGTAAACCCTTTTCAGCAATAACCCACCTTGCCGACTGTAGTCGCCAGTCATCCAAGTAATTGAGGTTGTCACGTAATAAGTACCATCGGCAAGATCTTTAAACTTAAACCTACCTTCTGAATCACAAACTGTTGTTTTTGAATATTTATCATAATCGGCTGGACGTGGTGGCATTTTCTTATTAAATATCCCCTCATCCGCCGCGAAGCCGCGCTCTGTCGTACCAAAGTATGCTAAAGCGCGTTCTGTGGCGTATGCGGTTGCAGGGACTAGCTGAACAGTCATGCCAGAGCAGGTAACTATGCCGCCACCACGCTGGCGTAGAAAAGCATTACCTTCAATGGAGTTGTTACCTTTTTCCATTATTTTTTTCGCTTCCACGGCATCAAATTGAGCGTTTAACTTTACTGTCGGTAATGCACAGCCGGCTAATGAAATAAGCACAATAGCAGCTAAACCTAATTTAAGTTTTTTCATTGTTTAATCCATTAATTCAATTAGTAAAATGTTATAGCTTAAACACTATGCCAACGACCTAACAGACTGTAAAGTTTTTAGCGGTTTTATCCTGCGTAACGCACTATCAAACGGGTATTGCGCTGCCAGTATCCACCGTAAATATCATGGCGGCTAAGGCGTCCATACAGATGGTGCAAGATCTTGCCTTCACCAACATAAACCGCAGCGTGGTTTACTCGATGACTTTGGATTTGCATTAAGATTCCGTCGCCAATTTGTAGATCGGCTAGATTGATATTTGGCAGCGCCACAAATCCCGCTTTGGCAAAGTTATCGAGGTATAGCTCTTGCTCGCCTTCCCACCAACCGTCTTGCCGTTCAAAGTCTGGCAAATGGATTTGTTGCACCTCACTGTACCAGTCGCGCACGCAGCTATAGCAATCCCATACGC